GGATTTTGACGCATGATATCGTCCATACCCGGAATAGCTGATTTAAACATCGTATTGGTCATATGAATCATCATACCAGACCCTGCTAATTGAAATAATAATTTTAATTCGGGTGCCATTTTAGCCTTAGATTTATATTTTTCATGTAATTCAGAAAAGATATCATCATAATCTTCTAAATTTTCATTAATTTGTTCCGACCATCCTTCTAATTTAATATCAAATGGGTCTAATTTATTATTTAAAAATTCTAATCCAGTAATAAGGGTAGTCAATACCTTTCCTTGAAACTTCATACTATTGCTCCGCTCTTTTTCAAAGATAATATGTTCATATTCACCCTTCATTTCATCTAATGAAGAATCCATACTATATCTTTTGGATAACGTTACTCCTTTACTTTCAAGTTGTTCCAATTTTCTTAAATAATTAAATTTTTCTTTCAGTAAATCTTCTTTTGTTTTATGTTCTACTTCTTGAACTTCTTTTTCGATGTTGATTTCACTTATTTTTTTAAATGGAATACTTGGTTGAGTGTCCATCTTTACAGTATTTTTACCTATATTTACATCTTCTATTTCATTTAATTCAGACAATTCTTTGTCTAAAGATATATCTTTATTGGTAGATTTTTGTTTATCATTCATAAGTAATTCGGCACCTGAACCAAAATCAACATTATCTTGATTTAAATCCAAATCAATAATTTCTTCCATTATAATAACTTATATGTTATTGCTTTATATTTAGCGCATTACTAATTGCTTTTTTAAAGCATCTTTTAATTGTAAAAAACAATCTGCTAAATCATCTTTTTTTTTGTGGGATAAAAAATGTTCAAGGTATTCGACATAATCTTGTTTCAAAAGTTTTTCGGTAATTTGAATACTTAATTTTTTACGTTGACTATAAGTAGTTTTTTTTGGAATATCATAGTCTTTTAATTTGTGACACGCATTCCAGTGATATATATCGTTTATTCCTTGTTGAATAAAATACATTGTAATCATTCCTTGTAGTGTTTTCATTCGTATCGCGTTTTGACCTATTTGATTTTCAATAATGACTCGTTCTACTTCATAAGGCGTAAAAATATCGTGAAACGAGTTACACATAGTTTTTCCTAAATCAATTAAATTTACCTGATTTGATTTTTCTTTACATAATTCTAATACATCCCATTTCAAAATAGTTGAATTATTTGTCTCATAAATAATGTAAGCCAAATTTTTGATTCCAACATCTATACTAACATATATCATATTGATATAAGATATATGTATATATTTATATTAATTTATGAATTTCCTCTGGTGCATAGCATTCAACCTTTCTCGAGACAAATAAACGTCTTTCATAGAGGATTCGCTATATCCTTTTGGTTTACTATCGTCATGAATGCCTAAAAATAAATAGGGAGGATTATGAATCTCCATAGAGGGTTCTATCGATTGAAAGTTTCTTTTCATTATAAGGTCAGCATGTTTTACCAAAAACTCTCGGTAAGATTGATTGTTTGTTATACCATATTGTTTCTTGATTTTTTCATTGTTCAAAGAATTTTGCGAATAATCGGTAAATGTTCTACTATTCATTAATATATATTTATAATTTATTTCTCTTCGTTTGGTTGTGGTTCTTCGGTTGATTCTTCTTCTTCTGTTTTTTCTTCTTCTGGTAGTTTGGTTACTTCAATTGAATTTTCTTCAAAGGCTAAATCTATCACAAGTGATTTTTTGCTATTTGCTAAACGAATCAAGTCGTTTTTTTTCATTTTTGGATTGGTTTTGATTCCCTTATTGGTCAATAAATCTCTTAATGATTTTACACTCATTTTATTGTAATCTGTTTCACCCATTAGTTCTTCAGTTACGTTCGATTCTATAAGTTCATCTTGTGGTTTTTCTTCTTCTTCATCCGAAGAACTTACATCGTCATCGTCATCGTCATCGTCATCGTCATCGTCAGCGTCATTGTCAATATCGTGTTCGCTTTCTACTTCAACATCTAATGTTTTACAATAGTTTTGTTTTACAACGGACTTTTCGCTCTTTGTCTCTGAAGATTGTTGTAACAGTTCATACAATACCTTCGCTTGTTCCATTTGAGCTGATTCGATGTTTTCATATTTTCGTTTGAAATAATAACATACCAAAGTGATTAACAATAAATTTATAATTAGACCTGTAAAGAAACCACTAATATCTAATAATCCCATTATACATAATAGTTATAATCTTTATATACCTTTTAAACGAAATCAAAATAAATATTCTGGATAATTCAAGTCTTTTAATATTTGTTTACCACCGTGTACATAAGAAATACCTTTTTTTATTTTGTATAAATATTCTATTTGATCTTTGTGTTCTATAACATTCATTTTGTAATTAGAGACACACTTGTCTAATTCTTCGCAAAGTTGAATATAATGTGTGGTTAAAATAAAATCAACACATGGATAACTCTTTAATCCTTTTAGATATATTTTTGCGCATAATATGGCATCGTTTGGATTTGTACCAGAATATAACTCATCAAAAATACATAAATGTCTCTCATTAGAATGTTGTTCTACGTGTTCTAAAATATCTTTACATCTACGTGCTTCGGCTTGAAATAAACTATCACGACCAGATGTATCCGGAATGTTCAAATAAGAATGAAAATGATTATATAAACGAATATTGGCGCGTTTATAACAACCAAATCCTATTTGCTGAGACAAAATGGTATTCAATAAAATAGATTTCAGCAAAGTAGTTTTACCAGAGGCATTTGGTCCAGTAACAATAATCTGTTTGTCCATTGTGATATTATTTTTTATAGGTTTATCATTTATATTTGCTAAATAATAAGACCCTTTCATTTTTGTATGGGTATCTTGGAACGTAGCCATATTTATTTTCTTGGAAATGTGTTTTTTTTGTAAAGAATATATATCGTTGATATAGTGATTCAAATCATAAGCATAACAAAAGGCATTATGATAGGTTTTATCATAATACAACGCATAATAAACATACATAATATACCCAATTTGGCTTAAACGACTAAACGTATTCTCATAAGGAAAAATCAGTGATAATTTATTTACAATGTTTTGAATAATATTTTTCTGATGATTATTTTGTGCTATAAATAAAGCATATGATTTATATGGAGACAAATAATGATTTAGTTTTTCAATTTGGTGTATCGCATTTATACAATAACCTTTATAAGAGCTGATAAATTCTGAAATAGAATGGATATTATTATAAAACTGAATGCACGAAATAATGTTTTGATAAATTTGAAAAATATAAAAAATAATAGAGGCAAATATAGAAGTTCTCTGTTGAAATGTAATGGATTCATTTGTATAAAATAATTTATATAGATTTGTATTTTTCATCATATTTTGTAATAAATCGCTATATTGAGATGTACTAATTTCAATGTTTTTGAATCTTAATATAAAATAAGGAACAATAAAAATAAAAATAGGAGTAATCAATGAAAAAATAGGAGAAGTTATATTATAAAAACTTAGTGCTTGTAAAAATAAAACAGAACGATTGAGTGGTTCAAGTGCTGAAATATTAATGTATTGATATTTATCATTAAAATTAGTCTCAGAACGAAAGTTCATATAATTCTCCATCATAGATTCACAATCAACACAGGAAACATCTAAGTTTTTAATGACGAGTTGACTATCTTGTAAAAACTCTTTATTAGACGTATAATAAGAGGACCATTCTAAAGGGGTGTCTCCTAAAATTTTTTTGTAAGCATTTTTCATATCAATATCATCTATTATAGTAGGTGAAACAGATTTATGATCTATATATTGTATTGGCAATTTGAATTCCATTATATAGTTATTTTTTTTTTTAAGATAATATAGAACGAATATAAAAATAGGTTTTATATATTATAATGTATTATTCTTATGATAAAATAATAATGCTTTCTATGGATTATAGTCCATACGAATTTCCTGAACATACCAAAGAGATTATTACGAATATAAAAAAAAAGTTATTTATCCATAACAAAAGCGAACCTTTCAAAATAACTAAAATACACAAACAAGAAGATTATTGTGGAATCATATGTAAATTATTAAATAAATTAACCGAAAAAAACTATGATAAGTTAAAAGTAGAAATGTTTGAAATGATTGAAAACATAACCACAACCAAGGATATAGATATTATTACGAATAAAATATTTCAAATTGCTAGTTCTAATATACATTTATCTAAATTATTTTCTTTATTATACAAAGAATTAATTGAAAAAAACAATACTTTTTATGAGATTTTTCAAGAAAATTTTTCAAAACATAGCAAACTACTAAGTGAAATAGAATATTTTAGCCCAAATGATGATTACGATAAATATTGTGATTATGTAAAAAAGATAGAACAATTAAAGGCTAGTCTATTTTTTTTTAGTAATTTAATGAAATATAATATTTGTTCTTTGGATAATTTGGTTGAATTATGTAAAGAACTAATGAACACGCTAAAATGTGAAATAGAACATAAAACTAAGATGGAATATAAAGAAGAATTATTACAAAGTATTTTTATCATTATAAAAGAATTATTGGATTATTTATTATTTCATTCAGAATGGGAAGGA